TTCTTGATGAGGCTGCACACATCGAAGGTCTCGAAGAACTATGGACAGGGTTATATCCGACGCTATCAACTGGTGGACGATGTATTGCATTGTCAACACCTAATGGCGTTGGCAACTGGTTTCATAAAACTTGTACAGATTCAGAATCTGGCGGCAACAACTTTAATCTAACGACACTGCAATGGGATGTTCATCCCGATAGAGAGGAAGAGTGGTATAAGAAAGAAACAAAGAACATGTCCAAACGCCAGATTGCACAGGAGTTGATGTGCAACTTCAATACTTCTGGTGAGACTGTCATTGACTCCGACGATATGGAGTGGCTGCTGTCTAATGTGTGCGAACCAAAGTATCGCACCGGCTTTGACCGCAACTTTTGGATCTGGGAAGAATTCGACCCTACTTGCAACTATCTTATGTCTGTTGATGTGTCAAGGGGCGATGGGGCCGATTTCTCAACGTTTCACATTATTAAATTAGAGACTCTAGAAATCATCGGAGAATACCAAGGGAAAGCCACACCAGATATGTTTGCCAACATGCTTAATCAAGTCGGCAGTGAATTTGGAAACGCAATGATGGTGGTGGAGAATAATAATATTGGCTACACGGTTTTAGATAAGCTTACAGAATATGGATATCCTAATATTTATTACTCCATTAAGTCTACGCATGAATATGTAGAACAACATATAGGGGAATATCGGGACTCTGCAGTAGCTGGTTTTACCACCACAATGAAAACCCGCCCTCTTATAGTTGCAAAATTAGAGGAGTTTATAAGAAATAAACTAATTAAGATATACTCTTCGCGTACAGTGAATGAGTTTAAAACGTTTATTTGGAGGAACGGGAAGCCCCAAGCAATGAAGAGTTATAATGATGACTTGATCATCGCTCTTGCAATTGCATGTTGGGTTCGAGATACGGCGATTCAAGCTAATTCAAGAGATTTAAATTATCAAAAAGCTTTTATTGATGCAATCTATACAGTTAAAACCACAATGAATACACAAATAAAAGGTCAAGAGGGATACAAACAAGGCAATGCAACTGATATAATATCTGAAACCAAGTCCTATTGGGACCAATATAAATGGATTATAAAGTGAGAAAATAAATATGGCACCACCAAGCAGAAATCAAGGAAAAAACCCAGCAAACAGAGAAAACAATCTGTTTAAAGCTCTTACGAAATTGTTTTCTGGACCGATCGTTAATTATCGTTCCCAAACAGGACGCCGTATTCGTCGTCAGCATTTAGATAGATTCTCCTCGCGATTTAAAACTGCCTCCGGTCAACAGTTCAAGAAGTCTCAATATAACCCCCTCGACACGATTGCCACCAACGCAATCCAGAGCCAACGCCGCTCTGAACGCTATGTTGATTTTGACCAGATGGAATATATGCCAGAGATCGCATCCACGATGGATATTTATGCGGACGAGATGACAACATATTCGGAACTGCGCCCAATGCTCAATGTCAAGTCGGGTAATGAAGAGATCAAAGCTGTGTTGACTATTCTTTACGAACAGATTCTTAACGTACAATATAATCTTTTTGGTTGGAGTCGTACAATGTGTAAGTATGGGGATTTCTTCTTATACTTAGATATTGATGACAGTTTTGGAGTTAAATCAGCCATCGCACTCCCTCCAATGGAAATTGAAAGATTAGAAGGACAAGACTCCACTAACCCCAACTATATTCAGTATCAGTGGAATTCCGCTGGTATGACCTTTGAAAACTGGCAGGTCGCACACTTCCGCGTCCTCGGCAACGATAAGTACGCCCCTTATGGAACTTCCATCCTTGAGCCTGCTCGTCGCATCTGGCGACAGCTTGTGCTTATGGAAGACGCAATGATGGCCTATCGTGTTGTCCGTTCTTCAGAGCGCCGCGTATTCAAGATTGATGTTGGTTCTATTCCTCCCAATGAAGTCGAGCAATATATGGAAAAGGTTGTAACTCAGCTTAAACGACATTCGGTTGTGGATGCCCAAAGCGGTCGTATTGATTTGCGCTATAACCCAATGTCAGTAGAAGAAGATTATTTTATCCCAGTTCGTGCCGGGTCGGTTACAGATATTAGCACACTCGCCGGCGCCGCCAACATTACACAGATCGATGATATCAAGTATCTTCGAGACAAGCTCTTCTCCGCTTTAAAGATTCCCCAATCCTATCTTTCTATGGGCGAAGGCGCCGCAGAAGATAAGACCACACTCGCTCAGAAAGACATTCGTTTCGCAAGAACGATTCAGCGCCTTCAACGCGTTATTATTTCAGAGTTAGAAAAGATTGGTATTATCCACCTTTATACTCTTGGGTTTCGTGGCGATGATCTTTTGGGATTTAGTTTAACTCTTAATAATCCTTCAAAGATCGCAGAGCTTCAAGAGCTTGAACACTGGAAGCAAAAGTTTGATATTGCTGCTTCTGCTACGGAGGGGTACTTCTCTCGTCGTTGGGTTACCGAGCATGTGTTTGGTATGTCTCATGAAGAGTTTACTCGTTGTCAACGCGAAATGTATTATGATCGTAAGCACGATGCGGCACTTCAACAAGTGGCCGAAGGCGCCGCCGCAGAAGGCGCTATGGGCGGCGGTCTTGGAGGCGATCTTGGAGGCGATCTTGGAGGCGATCTTGGAGGCGGTCTAGGCGACGAGCTTGGGGCAGAACTTGGAGGAGAACCTGGAGGCCCAGAAGAGATGACACCCGGCGCCGCCGGTGAACCTGGTGCGCCAGAAGAGCCCTCCACACTACTGGCAGTGCCTCCTGGTTCGCGTAATGTCCGTTACAAAGGCGGCGGAACGTATCAGAAAGTTAAGACGGACGGCCGCGCCGCCGGCGCTCGCAGCCGTTCTTTTGCCGCGGCCGGATCAAAAGAAAAGAGTAGCCCAGCGCATCGAAATACCTTCCCCGGTATGAGAGATATTAATACATTAACCGGAATGAACGGCTTAGGAAGTCTTTATGAGCAAGATGAATCTATTTATAAGCTGAGAGAGAAAACAGAAGAAAACAAACTCTTTGAGATGAATAATTCTATTCGACTTCTGATAGAGGGTCTTGAAGAAAAAGAATTATTAACGGAGCAACAGAATGAAGACAAGACACAACAAAAAGCGTAACACAGCATTTGTTTTTGAAGCCTTGGTGCGCGAAGCAACTGTGGCTGTTATAAAAGAAAACTATGAAACCAAGGACAAGGCGGTTGCACTTATCAAAAAGCATTTTGCTCCTGGCTCTGTTCTTTATAAAGACCTTCAAAACTATCGCTCCCTGTATGAAAACCAAAACCTTCCCAGAGAAATAGCAGAAAAGATTGTAAAGGAAGCAAAGCTTGCCAGTAGAGTTATGGACCCACACGGATTGTTCGTTAGTCAAAGTGATTTGATCGCAGATGTGAATAAAGAACTTACCCCAGAAGTGTTTAACAATTTTGTACCAAATTATAAGACCCTTGCTTCGATAGCTCAAATGTTTTCCGATAAGTCTTCACCCAAGAGCGCAGTTATTCTCGAAAGCAATATTATTAATAATATGACTTTATCAGAAGACAAACAAGAAATATTAGAGCCAATTGATAATTTGGTTCTTAATTCTTTTATCACAAAGTTTAATGAAAAATATCATCGTGGCCTTCTCGAAAATCAGAAAATACTCCTAAATTATTATATCACCTCTTTTGCTGATAATAGCCTTACGCTTAAGACATTCTTAAATTCTGAAATTACAAGGCTAAAAGAAACACTTTCTACTTCATTAGGTGACGAGATCATTAAACAAGACAAAGACTTGACGGACAAAACCAATCAAGTTATTGAAAAATTAAATCATTTCCATCACCAGGGTGTTGATGAAAAATTAATCTTAAGTGTATTACAAACACAACAGCTTGTAGAGGAAATAACCGAAGATGGCAATTAAGATCACAATTAAAAAAGGCGAAGAATCTGCGATTGTTACACTAGAGATGAACATTCGTAAAGCCATTAATGGTGATTTGATGATTTTTGATCATGGTGATATAGATATTGTTCTTTCTCCGGCGACCAATAAAGTTATAGCCTTTCCTAAAATTACAATGAACGATTTAGTTTATGGCGCACAAAATAGATTATTTACGCACCTACACAAGCGAGGCATTGTGATGCCCGAATCTATTCAGGCCGGCTCGTTTTTTGGTGCCCTTGAAGCAGATTTACAAAAACCATTTAAAGAAACTTTAGACGCTGCCAAATTTGCATTAGTTAATATTTCTACATTTATTACCGAAGAGCGCCCTTACTTTGAATCTACAGAGGCGATTGTTGCGATGGATAACGATGAGCTGGTGCATCCCGATAAAACAGATTCTACTGAACTTGGAGAGGTTCCACAGCGCGATGAGCAAGGATCAATTAGACCAGGGTATATAAGAAATCCATACGCTTTGAACTATCTCTTTACGGTATAGGGCATTTAATGGAACTCTTAATTTTTATCTTGACCGCTTACGGCCTCACACAAATTTTGGTCTACAGCGATCAACCTATTCTTAAAAAATTAAGACCAGCGAAAGATTCACTCAGAGGATATGGAAAGTTATTTAATTGTCCAATGTGCATGGGATTTCATGTTGGTTGGTTTTTAATGCTACTTTCTCCATACACCGAACTATTTAATTTTGACGTTAGTGTCGCTAATTTCTTTATTCTCGGCTGGTTGTCATCTGGAACATCTTATGTTCTGAATATGATCTTCGGAGATTCAGGGATTCAACACTCGCC